ACCTTCGAGTCCATACGCACTCCAGCGTCACAGCTCGATATGTTCTTACCAGAGTCCGAGGTAATGGGTTCCCGTCTCAATTGGGATAGCCCCGCCCAAACTCTCCGTGTATTCCAATGCATTGACAACAGCATCATGGGTACCTCTGAACGAGATACTATGAAGATTGCTGCTGTACATGAGATTGGTAAGATGCTTCGTCAATACCGTGAGCAGACCAAGAAGGTCTCTTCCTTTGGTGAGTCCTTTATGGCTCATGTGTATGACGATGGTAAGATTCACCCGCGCTTCGTTCAGATTAAGCGTACCGGCCGTGTGTCTTGCAAGGAACCTAACATGCAACAAATACCAGCAGACAATGCGTATCGGAACTGTTTCGTTACAGAACCCGACCACGTATTCGTATCTGCTGACTACTCGTCTCAGGAGCTATGTATCATAGCCCATGGATCTAAAGACCCGGTCTTCAATCACGCCCTCCGTAATGGACACGATTTGCACAGCGTCTGCGCAGCACTTGTGTTCGGGGAACGGTGGAAGGAAGCCGCTGAAGACTCATGCGCTTTCGAGCAAGGCTTCGAGAAGTGTAGCTGCCCCGACCATAAGAAGCTGCGTACTGCAGTGAAGAGTATCAACTTTGGACTCGCCTATGGAATGGGACCGAAGAAGTTGTCTGAGACTATGGAGATTTCTATGTCAGAAGCCTCTACCCTCATTGAGAACTACTTCAAGGCCTTCCCTAAGATTAAAGACTTCTTGGAGGGCATGTCACGGTCTGGTGTCAAGAATGGTTTCATCAAGACATTCAAGCCGTGGGGACGTACCCGATGGTTCGACGATTGGATGCCGCGTGGTATGGATATGGCTACTAAGGGCCGTATCGAACGCGTATCTAAGAACACACCCATCCAGGGTACTGCTGCTGATATGACTAAGCATGCACTCGTGCTATGCTATGACCATATCAAAAAGAATAACCTACCTGTAAAACTCGTCATGACCGTTCACGACCAGATCGATACGACTTGTCCGCGCGACTATGCCGAGGAATGGGCTGCCAAACTCAAAGAACTCATGGAGCAAGCAGCTCAGCACATTATGGGGAATGACCTACTGAAAGCAGAGGTCGAGATTACAGACAAATGGAGCAAATGAAAGTCTATGCGGAGAACTCGTTTACGCGATACGAGCATCTCCCCATGCACCACCGGATGCTTTACTGGGTTGATTACCTCGATCGCCTTGTTAAGTTTTCCCTTTATGACCCCGACCTCAGTCCTGACAAACAACAGAGACTGATAAGCGAAATTCGCAGAGTAACTTCAATCATTAAAGTACTTCAAAATGAACCTATCCGCAGAACAATTGAGTCTAAAGCGACAGCAAAACCTAGCGACCCGAGACCGGTTGTGGAACGCACCAGTACCACAAGCAACAAGAACGTACGGTCCCGTCGCAAACTCCGACCTGCACGGCGTCGTGACGGAGCGAGTACGACAGCACGGACTGACAATAGTAAATGAAGAGTTTAGCTCTGCATTGAAAGATCAGATCATGCTGTGTAAGCTGCACATCAGCAGCCCTGAGACACCAGGTATCAACCGGGTCTTTGCCTTCATGAATAGCTACAACAAGATGCGTAAGGTATCCTTTGCATCTGGTGCTGTTGTCCTTGTATGCTGGAACGGTATGTTCTGGAGCGATGAGGGCACGTTTGCACGTCGTCACTACCGCAATGTGTGGGATGACATCCACTCAGCTGTCGACACGCAGGTCAACAAGATGCATACAGACTTCACCAACCTGATGGAGTTCAAGCATATGGCTGAGCAGGTAGACATTCAACCTAAGAGTGTAGCTTCACTTGCCGGTCGCATGTACTTCGACGGCATCTTGTCCCCCCGTATGCTCAGCGACCTCAAGAAAGAGACGTATGAGTCACAGGAGTGGGGCTTCAAGAAGACAGACGATGGCATCTTGCTGCCTGACTCCTTGTGGAAGTTCTACAACAACTGCACTGAGGCAGCTAAGCGTGCTCCAGCACACGAAACTGTCGGTGTCCACAGCAAGATCACCAAGTTCTTGGCTGATGCAGCCGGGTTCAGCATGAACTAATGGACATCAGACAGCATGCCGAATGGCAAGAGGTTTTGGATAGGTTGAAGTCTACTGCTGACGACCTAGCCAAGACCTCTCGTCAAGGCAGATACCGCCTGTACAAGTGGCGTGCCTCTTACATTATAGAGACCGTCGCTGATGAACAGACAATCCTTCTACGCACCGATTTGAAATTAGCAATCAACGCTGCGAAGGAGAAAGGATTAGACCTGAGAGAAATCATATTAGACCTGTGATGTATGTACTACGCAGCATGACTCATCAAGGTACCGCCCGGTATCTTGTATGGGAGACAGGTACTAAAGAACAATGTGAGTATGCGCGTAACCGCATACCCCGTGTTCTACCTTTTCTCTCAGATGAATTTGAAATAGTAACCCTAGACGAACACAATGGCACATGCTTATCATCACGCTGTTAGTTCTACTCGTCGCTTCAGAGGTACTGAATCAGACTATCTTGCTATACACGAGTGGATTGATGGCTCTAAGGTGGCTTTTAGTGACCATCGCCACCGTGCTCTTCGCCATCATAGCTTTGGCGTTTACGCTTGTGAAGAACGGTTCGGAGTAACCATCACCAACAGCGACGGCATTGAGGTACCTGTTAGGACCATTGCCGAACAGCACATCATTGAAGACTTGGGATTCGTCCCATCAGTACAAGACTGGTTAAAGAGCATCGATAAAGAGTTCTGGATGACCGGTCGCAAATTGAATTTGCCCAATGAAGAAATGCCCGACATGCAAACAGAAAATCAAGCTGAAGAAGAAGGCCAAGCCAAAACCTCAGCCCAAGTTTAGAAACCGTGGTACTTACAGCAGTTGGATTACCCGATGTCAGAAGCTACATGACAGCACTTGTTTAAAATATGAAAGAGCCTGCATGGAAAAAGCACTACCGCTCTTTCATGAAGCTCGTGATGTATTCGATACTGGTGCTGTAGATGATGCTATCGTCATTCTAAAAAAGGCTCGTGCTACGTTTTGGGAGGGCGAACGCTGGTGGTACACAACTACTTGGACTACCCGTAATAACCCGGATATCTGGCTACCAGGTAGACAACCTAATTACTTTTTTTAATCATGGAAAAGATCCCGAGAAACATACTAGATGCTGTTGAAGACATCTACAAGAACAGTGAAGTTGACCCACGGGAATACCCTGGTGTCTACATCTACTGGCAAGGTTGTGGCGACAGTGGAGGCATTGACGACATCAGCTTCTTAAGCAAAGAGGGTCTCGACTTTGTGAAGCAAAACAACTACGCACCTATGCGGTGGGCACATGACATGAAAGATGTCCAGCAACACTGGGCCTGCCGCGTGCAACAAGGACGCTATCAAGCAGAACCAAGCCTGCAAGTAGTGTCTGGCGACGACCGTCAGGGCTATGACCTGGACCAATGGGTGTATGAGCACTTTGATGTATGTGAAATCAATGACGGTGGCTTTGCTCACTGCTTTATCGAGATGCCCCATGGCAAGGTCTGGGGCAACAGCTACAACTGGGTGCAGACCGAAGAGTTGATACGAGACGATCGATATGAAGATTGATCAACGTCGACTTAAGCGACAGAAGGAAGTGGTCGCTAAGTGGACGGAGGCTGGGCGGCGAGGGACACTTGAGGCAGTTACTGGATTTGGCAAGACCTTCGTCGCCCTCCTCATCCTCCAAGAGATGAACGACAAGCTGCCTACTGGCAAGGCACTCGTCGTCGTCCCTACACAAAACCTTAAGCAGCAGTGGGAAGACAGCATTGCAGACATGCACATTACCGGCGTGTCTGTAATGGTCATCAATACTGCTGTTAAGATGGAGCACGATGTAGACTTGTTGATACTCGATGAGATTCACAACTACATGAGTGAGGTATTCCGTGGTATATTTGCGTGTACCGATTATCGATACATCCTCGGCTTGACGGCTACAATTGATAGAGAAGACCCTAGGTTTCATATCATTAGCCAAGCCGCACCGGTGTTTGAGACTATCTCTCTCCGGGAAGCTGTGCGGAACGAATACGTCTCACAGTTCCAAGTCTTCAACCTTGGTCTACGCATGGGCGAGAACGAGGAGAAGAACTACAAGCTGGTAACGGATGCCTACTATGAAGCATTCGCTATCTTCAACAACCGCTTTCATGTAGCACAACGATGTCTACGTGACCGCAGTTATCTGTCTGTATTTACCCGTACACTATCGGGGTGGTCAGAAGAGCAGGTACTTGGTAAGGCCCGCGCATTCAACACCGCTATGAACAAACGCAAGCAGCTCATCTACAAGAGTGCTACTAAGCGGGAGGCAGCGAAGAAACTCATTGAGATCTTCGACGTGCATACCATCACGTTCTCCGAGAGTGTAGAGTTTGCTCAGCAGATGTACAAAGAGACGCAGCCCTGGGGTGCAGCGTACCATTCAAAGATGTCCAAATACGCCCGCCAAAACGTATTGGACTCTTTTGCAGATGACCGTACCGATGTACGTGTGATTCACACCGCACGTGCATTGGATGAGGGTTTTGATGTAAAAGGTATCGAGTTGGCTATTGTGTGTTCCGGTACTTCTAAGCCGCGACAAGACTTGCAACGGACTGGCCGTGCAATCAGGTTTAAGGAAGGAAAGACCGGAGTGATTATCAACCTTTACTTGAAAGACACTCAAGATGAAAAATGGCTTAAGTCCCGACAATCAAAGTCGGCAAACATCCAGTGGGTCCACTCCATCGAGGAGCTACTCGCAAAGTGCAACGACTCTCTACTCCGAAATCCTGTTGCTGGTTAAAGCCGGTAAGAGAAAGTGGAGCGATGAGGCGTGGCAGTTTCAACTGTCTCTTAGCGAAGAGACAAACATTGAAGCCAACCTTACTAGTGTGGTTAAAGCACTGGAAGAAGCCCGAGAAGTTGAACAGAAGATCATGCTAGGCTATGGTGTATCCGCTCGATAAGTACGTTGACGTACTCCTAAAGCTGGATATCAGCCCAGTACAAGTATTGTTCTGCCAAATCATATATGAGCGGCGGCATGATCTTCTGTATCGAATTGCTCAAGAAGGTCAGATATTTCCTACCAAGTATCTCGATGACTTGGAGGCGAAGGGATTGATTATTGATACCAACCCTTCCGCTGACAGCAAGTATGCAGACTTTTATGAGGTAACCGATAAGTTTATCAATGCTTTCTACTCCGCTTCTACTACAGACGGTGAAGAGTTTTGGGCAGCCTACCCACCCTTCATCAATATCGATGGTAAGAAGATACCGGCGAAGGCAGTCAACAAAGAAGAGCTGATTCGCTGGTACCACAAACATATCGGTAGTATGCATGACCACAAGAAGGTGATGGCAGCTTTGAAGTATGCCAAAGACCAAAAGCTGATCAGCATGCGTATCGACAAATGGTTACAAGCTGAGACTTTCGTCGACCTTTGGGAGATGATGAAAGACCGGCCCGCTGAAGATTTGCCACATGACAGAATCCTCTGAACTCCAAGTACGCCCTATGCATGAGGTCGTGTCTGCTACACAGACTACGATTCACAACTACATGGACGGTAAAATCCCTGTGATGAAAACGCGCTGGGATAAAGTCAACAAGATGTTGCTGGGCGGGATGCAGTTCGGGATGGTCTATGTAGTAGCAGGAGCGTCAGGTCACGGTAAGAGTATGTATCTCAACAACCTTATCCGCGACTTTACTTCTACTGCCTACAACAAGTTTGACAAACCGGTCAAGATTCTGCACTTCTCATTCGAGATGTCTGCAGAGATGGAGCTGATGCGCCGGCTATCCTCGCTTGCTGAGGTGCCGCTGGACCGTATGCTACACGCAACGACAGCTCTTGATGATGTAGAGCGAGTTATGATTGAAGATAAGCTGGGTCAAATCAATGAGCCTTCTATCTATTTCATCGAGCAGCCTGGCAACAGGATGCAGATTGCTCGTGCAGTTTCACAATTTGTCAAGCAGCATGGCGATTGTCACTACGTCATCTGCCTTGACCACACTCTGCTTGTAACTCCTATGCCGGGAGAGAACGAGATTCAGACTCTCGCGGAACTCGGTAAGATGTGTATTGAAATACGCAAGAGGTTTGGTGCTATGGTGCTTCTACTTTCTCAGCTCAACGACAAGATCGAAGGCGAGAAACGTCGAGACCCTGACAGCCCTAACCTACACTACCCATTGAAGACGGACATCCATGGCTCTAAGCAGCTCTACCACGCTGCTGATGTAGTCATGGTGATACATCAACCGTCTTTGCTGGGCTTAGAAACGTACGGTAGGAAAAACCTACCGACGAGAAACCTAGTAGCATTGCACTGCCTCAAGAACCGTCACGGTCAAGCAGGTATTACACTGCTCAAGAATAATTTGAGACATGGAATCTTTGAAGACTGGGACGGTGGAGATTCGCCAGCACGTAGAGACAACCCCTACGGTCTATAAGAACTTCGTCGTCGGTACCATCTTAGTCAATAAGTGGGACTTAGACTCGATGCTTGCCAACAGAGGAAAGACCGGAAGCTTCACCGTTATCGGGATGCACAGGGTCTTTTGCTTTGTAGGCGATGACTACATAAGTATCAGAAACACAAGCGATTACACTGCTTCTGCGAGTGAAAGAGTTGTTGATGATGCCAAGCTTATTTCGTATCTTAGAGAGCGCGCCCAGAAGTCACTGGGTGACGTCATTCAAGAAATAGAAGAAGGAGTATTTGATGATTGAACCACAGAAAATCAAAGCGGCACAATCGCCGCAGCGCTTGTTTATCTATGGCAAGCCGAAGGTGGGTAAGACTAGTGCTGTAGCACAGTTACCCAAGCACTTGATTATCGACACCGAAGTCAAGGGAAACAATGGAGACCAACTTGTAGGTGGCACGTCATACTGTGACGGTGCTACAAGCGTAGTGGTTGATGGGCTACCTAAGCTCAAGCAATGTTTGGAATACGTGCAGGAGAACCCGGATGCTTATGATTTCATTGTGCTCGACACCATCGACCACATCGAGGCATGGGTAACAGATACTGTCTGCCGGTCACATAAGGTCAAGCATATTGGCGATATCCCGCACGGCAAGGGATGGCATCTGATGCGTAGTCAAGTCATTGCTATCATTGAGCAATTTGCTCGTGCCTCTAAGCACATCATTATCGTCGGGCACCAGAAAGATGGGCATGACGAAGAAGGTGTTGAGGTACAGAAAATCAATCTTACCGGTAAGCTGAAGACTCACCTCTGTTCTATCATGGATGGTGTGGGCCGTATCGTTCGTGAGGACGACAAGCTTATGATTGATTTCCGAACTGGAGTTAATACTGACGCAGGGTGTCGTATCCCTACCCTTGCTGGTCAGTTTGTTGAATTGAAGTGGGACACAGTATACCCTGATACTATCAAGTAATGTACGGATTTGATGAACAAACCGGTGCTTCAGAAGGAGGCGCCCGTATCCCCGCAGGCATCAACGAAAACGTGAGCCTCAAAGATGTCTTGTTTGAACCTCTTAAGTCGGATGGCACTGGCGACGACGTATTGAAGTTCTTGTTCAGTGATGCCACTGGTGCATCCTTTACGCATATCGAGTTTCCTATCGATGCGCCACGTCTTACCGAGCTGGCTAAAGGCTGGGGCAAGAGTCAAGCTGAAGCTGAGACCTACGTCAAGCAACAGTTTGATGCACAAGGTGAGCGTATCAAGCACATCCTTTCATGCTTTATCCCTAAGGACAAGTGTGTCTTCCGTGCTGCTAACTTTCAAGAGTTTGCAGAGGGCGTCATCAAAATGCTTGGTGAAGAGTATGTGAATGTACCATGCCGTGTAAAGATTGTCTACAAGAAGAACAGTCAATACACGACGTTCCCTAACCGTGCATTCAAGCCGTTCATTCAGCCTATGTCCATGCCCAATCGGTTGACCATTGATCCGAAATGGGATATCGTAGAGGCTGCACAACCGGACTCGTCTGGTGATGCATGGGCTGCTAGTGAGACTACCAAGCAAGAGACAGCTGACGAAGCTCCCTGGTAATGTATCAGCTCAAGCCTGACCTAACTGCAGAATACATCCTCAGTCAATACAGTCAGGAGCAAATCATGGAGCACTACCTCGGTGTGCCCATTAAGCTCCGGTCTAGGTTCCTGTCTCCTCTCCGTAAGGATACAAACCCGACTTGTGGATTCTTCTACACCAAGGAAGGCTCGCTGATATTCAAGGACTTCGCTGGCTTCTTTAGTGGTGGGTGCTTCAAGGTTGTCATGCACATGTACAACTGTAGCTTCCATGAGGCACTAGAGATTATAGCCAACGACTTTGGATTGGTGGATGGGGTGCGGGTAGAACGAAAGGACTATCCGCATCTCATCACTTTCCAACGCAGAGAGACCATCATAGAGATTAAGCGTCGTTCTTTTACCGACGAGGACAGAGAGTTCTGGACTCAGTTCGGTATTACTAAGGCGACGCTTTTACATTTCCATGTACCGCCTCTCGAAGCTGCTTGGCTCAACGGCAAGTGCATCTATTCCTATCGGAAAGGTGACCCTGCCTATGCATATGACTTTGGAGATGGACAATACAAGATCTATTTCCCGAAGCGTAAGACCAACCGGTTCATGTGCAACTGCAGCATTGTCCAAGGTTATCAGGTACCCCGTGACCTTAGTGACGGGGTCGTCATTACCAAGAGTATGAAGGACGTCATGGTTCTTCATGAGTTTGGTATCACAGCTTTCGCACCGCAATCCGAGACCGTCTACCCAGACGACGAGTGGGTTGCCGGTTTGCTTGAAGAAGCACCCGTGGTAGTAAGTCTATACGACTTTGACCGAGCCGGTGTAACTATGGCAAACTACATGCGAAAGCGGTATGGCATTGAGCCTCTGTTCTTTACCAACGGACGGTTCGGTTCTAAAGACTATCAAGCCAAAGATATCAGTGACCTAGTAGAGCGATGGGGTAAGGATAAAGTATCTGAACTTGTATCTTTAGCGTATGGCGCATATCGCAACGGTCATCGTACCAGAGTTCATCACCCACGTGAAGATGAGCAACCGGCGACGACCAACCTACTACACAGAGAAGGATCGTATTCCTAAGAAGTACCAAGATCCTACGTTTCATTTCGATAGAAAGGGACGCCTCTGCACAAACGATGGTCAACCGATTATCCGTAATGCACGGAGTGTAAATACTCCCCGCATGAAGAAGATTAACGGGCAGGACTTTTATGCTGGTTCAACCCGGCCAGTCATGCGCGTGAAGATTGTCAACGCAATCAAGGATGCTTTCCGCCCTTACCTTAGGAAGGTTCGGAAGATTCCTAAAGACAAGTATCCAATTCAAATTAGCTGTGCCATGTTTGATGTGCCCGGTAAAGCTGACTGGGACTTAGATAACAAGTGGATCTACCTTAAGGTGTTCCAAGACTTGATTGTCCAGGAGAAGATTATTCCCGACGACAACATCAAGTACGTTAGCAAAGCCGCGAGCATGGAGTTCTTTCCCGTCGAGAACGAGGAAGACCGTAAGCTCGTCTTTACCATTACATCAGACACAAGGAAGCACACGTACTTCTATGTATGATTCATGTAACAGCGAAGGTTGCTGAGGGAGAACTAATCCCTCATGAAGACCTTCAGTTCCGTAACGAGCTGCGTAAGCTCGAAGGACACGACGTCGAGGTAATAGTCCGTAGCGTTCGTATCCGTAGCAATCCTCAGAACAGATATTACTGGGGTACTCTATTGTATATGATTCGAGAAGAACTCGAGTCAGCTGGCTATCAAGCTGGCGACTTGGTCTCTGGTGAGACCGGGAACCTAACACGTGATCTCGTCCACGAAACGATGAAGGAACTCTTTGCTAAGAAAGAGATTTATCATCCTGAAACTGGGCGCGTGATTGCAACCACTAAGCGGTCTACCCGTGATATGTCGACGAAAGAGTTCAAGACCTACATCGACAACATCCGGCAGTGGGCTGTAGAGAATCTGAGTCTGGATGTACCAGACCCAACCCACCTTTATTCCATACAGTAATGGGCAAATTGAAAGAGTACTACCACGATGAAATTAACCGTGGTATGGAGGGCGAAGACAAAGACTACGCCATCGCAAACATGATGCAAATCCAAGGAGCTACAGCCGATTGGATGGCAGGGCGGATGACGACCGCCAATTGGGTTAAGACTGTTGTACGCGAAGTAACTGACTTCGAAAACCGGCACGACCCATGTCTACCGAAGTAAACCGACAGGAGCTGTACAACGCACTTAGAGAAGACGCTCCCTATACACGCGGTATGCTATACGGATACCACAGCATGAGTGCGCTGTGGGATTGCGGTACTAATACGACTTATCGATTTGGTATTGAGGCAGAGAAAGAAGACCATGAGGGGTGTGCAGTAGCATGCTGGTATCAAGGAGACCGTGAAGACCTGCTACCTCATAAGTGGAGAGCAGAACGTGACGGTTCACTAGGGCATAATGGGTTCGAGCTTATCAGCCCGGTATACAATCTCAAGTCTAACAAGTGGTTGACTGATTTGTCAAACCCTGTTTTGAACTACCTCATCCACTCTGACACAAGCTATCGCTGTGGTGGACACATCACTATCTCTGTATCAGGTAAGGACCAGCAATGGTACACTGATAAGGCTGCTCAGATTATCCCTCTCCTGTATGCTCTGTATCCTAAGCGTGCCAAGCGCCGTGGGTATGCTCGTTTCTACAAGAAGGGTGACTACCACGATAGATACAATGCTATCAATCTAGGTAGTACAGGGCGTATGGAGATACGCATCTTCGCCGGCATCAAACACCTCAAGCAATTGGAGTGGCGCATCAAGCTCCTGCAGATTCTGTTTACAACGGACAAGTATGAAGACCTCAAGTTTGATACTATCTACAAGGATCTAATGCACATAGGTGGCGGTATCGGTAAGCATATCTACGACCTGTACGGTAAGAAGTACGGAGAGAAAGTGATGCTAGCCAGTGCGTATGCCAAAGCATTCGAAGATCAGCGTATTGAATGGAGCACCTACAGCAAGGTGCACCGCCTTATTCCAACCGGGGTACGGAACCAGATGATTGTCCAGCCCAACCCTACTGTTAAGTCTAACTCTCAACAACTCACTCTCGATGTGTGTGATTATAGTCAAGAAGCAACACGGGAAGCTTGATCCCTCTATCGCAGCTCAAGCACTTGCATACAACCCTCACGGATTCGGTATCCAAACGCTAGACGACGGAACCGTATACCGCACCATGGACATCCGTGAAGCTCAGGACTGGCTACAGTCTGAGCGTCCATACATTTTCCACGCTCGCCTGACTACAGTCGGTGAAACCAACCTGGAGAATACTCACCCAGTTCGAGTCAACGAACACAACTGGCTCTTCCACAACGGAACTGTAGCAACTCCTCATACATGGGATACCAAAAAGTCTGACACACGCTTTGTCGCAGAGACTTTGCGTAAGACTCCGTGGCAATCATGGAAGGATATTCTTTCTCTTACTGACAGCCGGTTCGTGTACACTCGTGAATCTAAAGCTGGTAAGTGGTACGTCAATCGTGTAGGAAACTGGCACGAAAGAGACGGCGTATTCTACAGCAAGCCTAATGTGCTAGACAAACCTCATCTCGTTGCAGTGTACGGCACTTTGCGAAAAGGCTTTGGCAACCACGGCCTGCTGCAGTCTGCCGGTCTTCTTGGAGCTGGTAACACAGTAGACCAATACGCTATGGTCTGTGAAGGCATCCCGTATGTCGGATCGGAAGTTCGTCAAGATGGGCACAACATTGCAGTAGAAGTGTACGCTGTTGATGATGAGACCATCCTACGCCTGGATGATTTGGAACGTCACCCAGAATGGTACACTCGCAAAGAGGTGCCCATTACTTTGGACAACGGTATGACTGTCAATGCTTGGTTGTACTTCAACGATACCGTTAACTACGAAGGTGTTCAGTTCTATAAAGACTTCGAACACTACCGTACCCCTGTAGGGCGTACCATGTACCGACCTACAATCTTTGACGAAATCGAGGAGATTGATGGTCCAGACTTTGGCTACGACTTTCTATGGGACGAGAACGAGAAGATGTGGTTCAACCTAACTACGGAGCAGTATCTTACTGACGCGGAGTACAAGGAGATGACCAACGCACAACTGAGCTTATTTACATGAACTACTTCGATATCAAAGCTGTAAGCAACAGCTCACTGTCGTACATCAATCCGGAGAGCGGGGGTAATCCCCGCCTCTTCCGGAAATTTCTCGATGGTCAACTAGATGAAACCACCTCCAAATCTTTTGAGATTGGAACGCTGATTCACGAAGAGCTGCTCGAGCCTGGTAAGCTGGACATCGTACCTTCAGATACTCCCGGACCAAAGACACAAGATATTATCGATGCTCTTTGGGACAGGCTGTATGCTAACGTAGACGAGACTGGCATTATTGAACTGGAGTTAGACTCACTGTCTCCTGAGACGTGGGAAGCAGTTATTCCTGCAGACTTTTACCCGAAGTACACTCTACAGACTAAGATCAATAGAGTTGTCCGTGAGGGTGGGATGTATTGGAAAGCCCTGTACAGCACACAAGGCAAGAAGATTGTTGACCCCGCTACCTACCATATCGTTCAAGGCTGTATCGAGTCTATCAAGCTCAATGAAGTGGCAGACCAACTCATCTGCAAAGATGGGTTTGGTCATGCCGATGAAGCCATGGCAGAGACAGAGATTACCTTTGACTTGCCTTGGGAAGCTGAGAATGAGATGGAGGTTACAATCCCTATCAAGGCTAAGATTGACCGCATCCTTATGAATCATAAGGAGAAGACAATCACGCTGGTCGATCTTAAGACGACAGCAAAACCTTTGGGACGCTTCGAAGAGACTCTCGCTATCTATCGCTACTACCGGCAGCTAGCTTGGTATCGCATGTGTTTGCAGACTGCATACCCGGACTATCAAGTAACGGATTGCTACATCGTCGCAGTGCAAACCAACAAAGAGTATCCAGCAGAAGCATTCAAGATTGACGAAAGCTATCTGCGTCAGGGTGTCCTTGAATACGAAGCACTACTCGACCGTATTGCATTTCACATGAGCCGCAACAACTGGGGTAACTCTATGGAGACTCAGATGGGGCTTGTACAAAACCTAGTGTTACCAGATGATCCTACCAACGTATGACCACGTTGTAGGAGCTGATTGGGCAAAGCATCTCGATGCTGAGTTCAAGTCGAAGTATATGCAGGATCTCAAGGAAAAGCTTGAGGTCTGCTATACTTACGGCACAGTTTATCCTGCACGTAAGAATATTTTTAGAGCTTTCAGGGATACCCCTCTCCTGGATGCCCGCGTACTCATCCTCGGCCAAGACCCATACCATGACGGTGTGGCAACCGGCCTTGCGTTTGATGTAGGCGATAGTCCCAAGATCAACCCGTCTTTGAGGAATATCCAAAAGGAAATCAAAGGCAGCGTTGGTCCCCTGAAGAAGGAGGGCGGCAACCTTAGCCATTGGGCTGAGCAAGGCGTCCTCTTGTTGAACACCATCCTTACCGTAGATAAAGGCAAAGCCAAGTCACACCACGGTTGGGGATGGGAGAAGTTTATTGCTGCAAGTCTTAATGCACTCAACTACCGTGGCACCACTGATCCTTTGGTCATTATGCTATGGGGTAAAGCTGCACAAGAGTATGAGCGCTTCTTTACTATGCCCAATCAGCTAGTGTTGAAAGCCCCGCATCCTGCTGCCGAAGGGTATGCAGGAGGCAAGGCTGGGTATTTTGGATGCGGTCATTTTGCTAAGGCAAATAACTTCCTAGTACAACATGGTTCCGCTGCTATTGAGTGGTAACCTGGTTGGCTGAGTGATGGAATTGGTAGACATGACAGACTTAAACTCTGTTGGGCAGCATTGCCCGTGCGGGTTCGAATCCCGCCTCAGCTACAATCTTTTAGTTATATTTGTCGCATGGCCCGCGTCAAAGAAACAATCAAGTTAGAGAAGGCGTCAGTATCCCGACCAGGGGTACATGCCAAGACGAAGACATCCGTCAACAAGCAATCTAAGCTGTACAAAAAGAAATACAGGGGACAGGGCCGATAACTACCTGTCATGCACCCCTACGAAGTATTCGACACACCTGAGTTCAAAGCCTTGTCTTGGTACAAGCGCTTTGGCTACCGGCTACGCGTTGCATTCTTCGAGTTTATTTCTATGTACTAATGTTTCATTGGACTTCTGTAAGGATGGTGTACCTGCTCATGTCAGCAGTACTCATCGTCGCATACGCAGCCCAGTCTTGGGGTGTGGTTCTCTTTGTATGTGCCATGCTTCAACTCGGCGTCTGGACAAAGTTTTGCCCCTCTAAGTGGTTCTTTGAAAAGATCGGCTTTAAGAAATGCCAGCTCTGACCGGCATATCAAAAGTCTCTCGGTACGCTCTTGCTATTGCTGGTCTTATCATGTTCACCTTCTTTGGTGTTCAGACGTGCATTGTCTTTGAGCTATGCCCTCCGAGCTATGAGCTAGCCGCCTTTGGCTATTGCTGTGTTATTGCTTTTATGCCTCCATTCTTTTGGGTGGTTCGTGAGTTTCTACAGAACAAAGCTGCCATCAGTAAGTCACTGTCTCAGAAGAATATCTACCTCGAACATGCTGCCAAAATTATCCGGCACGACATGCACTCGGGTATCAATACCTATTTACCACGCGGCATTAAGAGCTTGAAGCGTCGTCTGTCTGAGGATGACATCAAAGCACTGAAGATTAAATCTCCTTTGCAGCTGATAGAAGACGGGCTACACCATGCTCGTAAAGTATATAGCGGCGTGTATGAATTCACCAACCTTGTTAAGGAAGGATCTGAAATGCACAAGGAGGAATGCAATATCAAGAGCATTCTAAATGACTACCTGCGCCTGACAGCCTACAAGAATCAAGTCATATTAGATGACAATCTCCCTACCATTCTAGCAAATGAAGCGTTATTTTGTACAGCAGTAGACAACCTCATTCGGAACGGCCTTAAGTACAACGACAGCCCAACCAAATTCGTTAAGATCTACTACAAGGAACCGTTCATCTTTATTGAAGATAACGGAAGAGGCATGACCCAGGAAGAGTTTGAATTCCTGTCCAAGCCGTATAAGAGAAGAGAGAATCAGAAAGAAGCAGGTACCGGACTGGGCCTCAACATCTGTATTGAAATCCTGCGAGAGCACGGATTCACTTTACGCTCAACACGACTGGACACTGGAACGCTACTAACAATAAAAATATGATTGACTCCCTCCTGCTCATTGACGACGAAAACCTATTCCACTTGGTTTTTGAAGACGCCTGCTCTCTCCTCGACATGGCGCTTTCAATTGAGGCGCTGGACTCGAGCGATGAGGCTGATCGTAAGTTTCGTGAGTGGTTTCCCAATGACCCAAATCACGAACGCCCTGACTGTGTATTTGTAGACCTCAACATCATCGGCTCTTCTTTCGATGGTATTGAGATGATTCGCAAAATCAATACTGACTACGGCAATGGCTGCGTGATTGGAATCATCAGCTCATCCGAAGACCAAGAAGAGATTGACAAAGCCAAAGCAGTTGGCGCACAATTCTGGATCATCAAGTCTGACGACATCGAGCCACGTCTCGAAGATTTCAAGGCAGACTATCCCGGCTATCAGGATAAGTCTGCGCCGTTCAAAGTATACAGATGAACCTAGGCCCAGCAGCAGAACAAGCTATTCTCAAGCTCCAGTCCCGCAAGGTTTACTTAGAAGGTAATATCCTTAAGGTTCTGGTATCAGATAACGAAGAGTTTATCAGCTACCTGCGTAAGTGCAAGGCCCGCGACATTGACTCGCGTAAGAAACGCTTGGCTATCACCAAGCAGGTACAAGAGCAGAACAAGGAATTGCTTGATGCCGCTGCTGAGAACTCTCAGCTTACCCAAGAGTTAGAAGAGGCACTTAAAGCAGCGGAGAAGCTACGCGATCGAGCTGTAGAAGATTTAGAGACCCTACAAAAGAAGACTCAGTTTGAGTTGGTAGGTAAGATTGTACGCGTCGCACTGGCTACCATTTTATCCATCGGCTTCATGGTATCCGGGCTGTTCATCATCAGCATGTTTACCGACAACAACAATGCTATCGTAGAGTCTACCTGGAGCAACCTCATGGGTATTCTCTTGACAAACTCCTTCTCTATTGTCGGCACCATCATGGGTGTCAAGTATGCAACAGAGAAGTAATCAGACCCAAGTCACCTTTATCGTCAGAGCTTTCTCTTTCAAGTCGTAGAACTCTGACCTCACGATCTGCTCAATAATTGGGTAGAGGTAGCAGTGCATTACATCCTCCTCACTTGTTTCTGTGAAGATGCGTTGTAACCCGTTATCACCTATTCCGGCATCAATGTGGATGAACTTGAAGTCTTTCGAAACAACAGCCTTAACTACTTGATGGTATGTGTTGTTGACCTCTTTCATCCGTAGGGGAATCCAGCCAACATTACCAGCAAATCAGCCGAGCCGATAATGCCATCACAGTTGTAATCAAACATTGAGTTATTTGCGGTTACAGGATTGCCATAAGCACCCAGTAAGCTCAACAAATTCATGAGGTATGTCAGTCCATTAACCATACCCTTCTTACGTTATGTAAGATGAAAGGTTACGGCGCAGGGACATCAATCCTGATAGCGTACACTCCAGGTATATCTGTTTCTACTAAACGGTACATGTGCCCTTGGTAATCATAGTACTCTGTATTCAGTACCATTTCATGCTCAAAGTGGGCTACCGGAAAATGCCCGTCCCATACAAGAGGGATTATTAGATCGGCATTAAACTTCTCAGGATGTACATACACATTCTTTGGGGCCGTCGTACATCCTACAAATAACAGTGCTAAAAGCAATACTACAGTTTTCATAGACGGCAATGTAGCAGTGCTGCAAAGTCTATCGAAGTATTTATCGTATAAGAACACTTATGTTCAGCGGAATATTGTTACATGCCCTTGCAAGTCCAGCGTCAGACCACTCAAGCCTTTTGCTTTAATTACCCATACGTATACGCCATCAGCAACATAGTAATTACGAGTTGGTCCTTGCCCGTACCATTCCACTTCAGGATCAAATGCCTGCCATATCATATCACCCCAGCGGTTGTACACCTGTATATGCCAATCTAACCAGCAGCTCGGGTCAGCCATTGCAGCATAAAAGCTGTCGTTGATACCATCATTATTTGGTGAGAAGGCATTGGGCACAAAGACAGATGAACAGTCTTCTTCTAGCAGGCCTTGCTCATCGCAGGGCAGCCCGGTCTCACAGTCTACGAATTGGATTTCATATTCATACACTGTGTCTGTCTCGTAGATGTATTCATAGAGTACAATCTCCTGAATCAATGTATCTACAACCGTAGTGTACACGGTATCGACTTGATATATCTCTAGGGTATCCGTGACATAGACATACTCAATTTCTGTCTCAGTCAGAATCAATGTATCCAGCACGTTGATGTACACTGTATCGTACACATCTACGTACACGGTATCATAGATGTACCACTCCCATGGCACGTACACCGTGTCAACTACGAAGACTTCTAACGTATCAACTACCAGCACTTCTACCGTGTCTGCCGGCAGCTCTACAATCACCGTGTCAGGGTCTAGTGTGACAAACTCAACAATCGTGTCAGGAGGTAGTGTGACAATTACCGTATCTGCTTCTACCGGACATTCCGGTTCTTCTGGTAGATAGACCGTCGTATTGTTATTGCCTGTAATGACCTCCCCCGGTATGCTATCTAAGCTCAGGTTGAAGAAGCCTCCGCCTCCATAACTAGGGAATTCAAAAGGCCCTCCCGTTAACGCTTGCCCTCCACCTGGAGGTATCCAATAGATGGGGTTATCATACCCACTGTAGCAATCGATTTGATCCTGAAACCAGAAGTCGATACAGTAAGACCAAATAGTATCCGGACCATAGTTCCACACCACATAGTCTACAGTGTAAAATGCTTCATCACCTATGCACCCTACATTAAATTCAACATCATCGATTACCCCGTCAGTCCAATCTGACTGCGGCATGCAGTTGACTTGAACCCAGTTATCCATGAAGTTCTGATCGTCATAAACTCCTGACCCCCAAAAGGTACCGTCCCCATTAACACCTACCTCAGCCCAGCCACCATCAGCCGCATACATCGTAGGGCCATAGCTAATCTGCCATATCACGGCTTGAATACCCAAGTCTTGCTCCAGCCAGAAGTCAAATACATCAGGCAACGTCGAGAACATGCTCCCACTATTATTCTGATAGAAGTCGTCTAATGGGAACGTCACGGTATCTCCAGTATAGTACGGAGGCTCTAAGTCGTACTCTGCCCATACATCCAGGTTTGTCCAGTTAGTAGGACTCTCTGTAGTAGTGGCGGAGTATACCCAACCCGGGTGGTTACTGTTGTCAGGAATAGATAGCCCCCATGGGAAGTCCCAGCCTTGATTCATAGCATTGCAGTCAGCATCGACTGCCTG